ATGATAGAGATGAGCAAATGCAATTTGGTCAACGTGCTATATTATTACCAGCAAATTGGCTATCCGGAGACTGCTGGCTGGGAAAGAGACCCGGTAATTGCTGCGTCACGCAAACGTGACTTTGCAAACAATATGTTCGACTTAAACTCACGCATTAAGAAAATGTGTAAGAAATTTCCAGAATACGAGCCGGCGTTTGAGGAAATAATGCGACTGTTAGGAGAGATACAGTATGTCAAGGAATGAGCTCATAAGTTATCAGATACCGCTCGCATTAAATGCCAGCAAAGAGAGTATTGCAGATGCGATAAATGACCACTTGACGACATACTCGCATGTGTATTCGTGGATATTGTACGACAAGACTAACGAGTATCGGCTCGATGTGCTTGTGAGTGAGACAGTAAGATATAATACTCTGCTTGTTGAGACATTGCCGAGCATTGTGTATGAGACACTCAGCAAATATCGCGCAAATCGTCAGGAAAGTCGCAAGAATGCTATCGCGTTCAGACAGCCGCCGCTTGAGATATTGTGTGAGACGTACAAGCCACTGATATATTCACTGTGTATTCAGCAGCATACATGTTGGCCGCAGATTGAGCTGGAGGACCTCATACAGATGTGTAATTTGCGCATTTGTGTGTTATATCAGCAAGGTTACTACATACACAAGAGACTTCTCAACAAGTCATTTGCAAATGCAGTGTTGATGTTTTTGCGACCTGAGAGATATAAACCTCAGACAATATCACTTGACCAGATAAGTAAAAGTAAATCCGGTGATGATGAGTCGGTTAACAGAGTTGAGGTTATTGAAGATGAGTCAGCAACTCAGCGCATGGACGAGGCAATTGATGAGATAGATGGCTGTACATTTGAGGACCTTGTGTCTAAGGAAATGCGCAATATTGTGCTTGAGTTTGTGAGTCAGAGAACATACGACCAGTGGTGTCTTGAGTATGGTACTAAGACAGTATCACGCAGTACGGCATCTCAGGTAAATGCTCTCAAGAGTAAATTATCTGTGCTTGGTATAAATCGCAAGAATATAACTGACTATATTGTAAAAAGGAGGTAATAATGACAACTAAGGAATTGTGTGATAAGTTCGGTATTGAGCTAATGCGCACAGTCGGTGCAAAACATTATTTGCAACTCGACGTAAAAGGTCGTCCAGTGGTCGCATATGACCGTGTAGACGACAAAGAAGAGTGGTCTGATAAGACTGCTATTGTTCAGACAATGTATGACCGTGAGGTCTTAAACAACGAGATTAAAAAATTGGAGGATAAAGAAGATGGCAATGTGGACAAGGAAATACCCTGATTACGGTACGAAAGAATATTATGAGAAGCAAATTGCTGTTAAACAACTCGAGTGCGATTTGTTAGCTGCGGGTATTGCAGAAATATTTGCGACTCGTGCCAGATATTCGTCGAGTGAGCTTGCAGATATGACGTACATATATCAGAACGCTGTGAGTGAACTTGAGGATTTGCAACAAAGTTTTGATGAGAAATATGCAACGGACGAGGATAATGAGGAATGAGTCACAGTAATAGCAGTTTAAATTGTTTCACAGTATGCGAACGTAAATATTATTACAATTATGTCGAGCATCTTGCACCTGAGACTCCGCCGTCACCTCACTTAACATTTGGTGCAATGGCGCATGAAGTTCTTGAGAAAGCCGGTGCTTTGCGAGACAATTGTGATGCAGGTATTCCTGACTACAACATTTGCATACCGAGTGAATTGCAATATCCGGAGCTTAAAGATTACTTCGGTATAAAGAACTGGCAAACATACTTCACTTTGGTATGTAAGCAAATTGCGAAATATGAGAAACAACTTTGCGATGAGTATGAGAATCCAGTGATTGAGCGTGAACTTAAATTAAGTTTAACGCCGGGTGAGATGTATGAGAAGCATTTACTGTATGAAGGTGAGGCAACTCAGCCACTTGTTGGTGTAATTGACTTGTTGATAATGACGCCAACAGCAGCAACAATTGTTGACTACAAGTTCAGTACAAAGAAGAAAACGCAAGATGACTTCGACATGAACAGTCAGTTGTATTTGTATGCAATGCTTGTGCATGAGATATATGGTGTACCACTTCGTAATATTCAGATTGCATATATCGACATACCGAAGCAAGATTTCAGCATGCCGACATTGTTGACGAATGGAACATTAAGCAGAGCAAAAAGTCAGAATACATTGCAAGATATGTACATTGCTGCTGTTCAGGCATTACATCCGGACAATTGGAAAGAAGCAATTGCTCCGGGTGGTTATTACCACGACATTGTGAATGAGTTAGCACTCAACAAAGCAGCTTATTTGCAATGTCAGTACATTGAGATGGACGCTTATAATTGCATAATACCAGAGTTACTCGACACAATACGACGCATTGAGATAATAAGTAAATACAACTTACGTTGGCTCACTCGCTTTGATGCATATACTTGTAAAAGTTGTGAGTTCTTGCATCACTGTAAGAAGTGGCTCAACGTAAATAGCAACGTATGAAAACATTTCTTGAAGGTGTCGTAGTTTTTATTGGTGTTGCAGTACTCTGTATAGTAGTAAGCGTCTGTATAGTATGTCTCATTTGCAAAATTGAGGATTATATTAAAAACAGGAGGAACAAAAAGTGAATCCACTGGTGATGATGCTCGATGGTTGGTGTGATGACTGTGACCAAGACCCGGCTGAGTGTTACAACAAAGGTTATTGCATCGGTGAGAAAATGTTGGAAGAAAAGGAGGACAAAGATGGAAACGAACAAGATGGACCTGTTTAACTTTTATCTCGACCATGAGACAAAAGAACTTTGCATCATGAAGTTACAAGAACTTATACCTGGTGCAACCAAAGGTACATTATCAGCTCTTATTCGTACGTTGTTATGGCAATTTGCACACACTGATACGAAAGATATAAACCCAACACTCATTGAAGCTGTGAAGCTCAATTATATTGTCTCCAAAAATAGAAACAAAAGGAGCAGTTTGTAGTCATTTGTTAATAGGAGGTAAAAATAAATGAATTGGTTCAAAAATTACAAAAGCAAGAATCTGTGCAATGATTCAGTAACTCTTGCAAAGAATGGTCTGTACTTCAATATGGAAGTGGTAAATAACCTGAGCTTAGACGATTATAACTTTGCACAAGTTGCATTGCTCGATGACAAAACATTCATCGTACAGTTTACACTTAATCGTGTAAATGATGCAACAAATTACAGAATCATAATCTTGCCAAAGGGAGCGGCAAAAGTTAATTGCATTCAGTTTGTAGATAAATATTTCAATGCTCGTCATGATGTAAAGCATTGCAAACTTAAAGTCGTCGAACGTGATATAGACCACTTGATGATTGAGTGCAAACTTGAGGAGGAATACGTCAATGTGTGAACCTTATTGGCACGGCAGAGACCGAGAAGACGACAACTATGACGAAGAACAGGCTCGATATGAAGAGCAAGAAGAAATGAGACGTGATTATCGCGCTGACATGGATGCTTTCGACAAAGCGATGGAAAATTACGAAGGTAATGATGAAGAATAAATCAAAAGGAGATATATAAATGTCTGAAATCTACAACAAAACTCAGTTAACCCCTGCAACCAATTTTGAACGTCACGTATATCACAGAGACCAGTTCGCGCATTATTTGCGTTGGACACATGTACTCAAAAATGCAAAAATCGGTCAGACAATTCTCGACCTCGGTTGTGGTTCCGGCGAAATGTTCGAATGTTTCTATCGCAATAAATACAAACCCGGCATTTACGTCGGTATCGATATTCGCGAACAGACAATCAATAAAGCTGAAGAGAAATTTGCAAATTGTAGCGATTATGCAACTTTTGCCGCTTTCGACTTGACTCAGCCGTTTGACCTTGGTATTAAGTTCGACGTAATTACGAACTTTGAAGTTATCGAACACATCGGTCATAAGAACATCGACGGTCTGTTACAGAATATCGTAAGACATGCGGATAAACATACAGTCATCTATATCAGTACACCGAACTATGACCCTACTGTAGGTGCAGCGGAGAATCATATTCTCGGACCTGAACGTGAGATCGGTGAATGGGACCATCATGAGCTTCAGAAAAAGCTCGAAGAATATTTTGTCATCAAGCACAAATACGGAACTTTTGCAAGTATCAAAGACTATAAACATTTACTCAATGACTGGCAACAGAAAATGTTCGATGCATTGAGTGAATATTATGATACAAATTTGCTCGCAGTTATCATGGCTCCATTCTTCCCTGAACAAGCAAGAAACTGTCTGTGGGAGCTGCAAGTAAAATGACAATATACGAAACTGTATTGTTTATTTTCGTAGGCTTCATTGTAGTATTTTGTGTATTTATAACAATGGCATTGCAGATGACAAACAAAGAACTTGAACGAACTCAAAAGGCTGTAGAAAAGCAAGGTATGCTTTGGGTGTATATGCCATTTGAAACTCGTTTTGAGGTCGGATATTTTCTTGCAAATGATACATGGATTAAAGTGCATGTAGTTCCAACAGAAGAAAAGGCAATGATGCTTGTAAATTATCTTAATGGAGGTAACAATGGAACCGGAAAAATGTAGAAAATGTGGTAACAATGTGTTTGAGGCTAGACATAAAGGACCACATATTGGTTGGTATTGTACAAAATGTGGTGCATGGCTACGATGGATTCCTCAGCATAATAAGAAGGCAGAGCTTAATGAACCACATCAAATGAACATTGAGGAGTTTATGCAAGAAGCAGCACCGGAACAAGCAGCAATGAAGGACGAAGATATTCCTTCTTTGTATGATGACGACGATTTGCCTTGGGAGTAATGAGATGTTTGTATATCGTTATTATAAATATAAAGATATATACAATGATGAGTACAGCGGTTTTGAAGTAGGTTTCATTTGTACAGAGTTTGATGAATCAAGCAAACTTAATAAATCTAAATTTTGTAGAATAGCAACATTCACAAGTGACATTGAAGCTGCGGAATATTGTCATTGGTTAAATGGAGGTACAAGTTACAAATATGATAACGTTAGGACAGAGAATTAACATTCTTGAACAGGTTTGTTTCGATTTGCAACAGACAACAAGTCGTCTTGAAAAAGAACGTATTATAAGTACTATTCCGGATGAACTTAAAGACGATTGGCAGTATATTCTTGAAATACTTGCAGGTAAGCATAAGCTTGGTTATACTTATGATGAGTATTGTACACCGCACAGACCGCAAGATAGTATGTCTGAACTTACATTCAAGCAATATATCAGTCCATTGTATGAACCGATGAGGTCTAACAACTTTACACAGCTTAATTGTTATCAGGCAATGCAGCAATGTGGTTATGCAACTGACTTCATTGAGTCTATTGTAAACAGAACATTACGGCTTGGCATTGGTCCATCGCAATTACCGAAGGATGGTCTTGCTCCAATGCTTGCTAAAAAGTTTGAGGACATCAAGTTAAAAGATGATGTATATTACGTCACAGAAAAACTTGATGGCAATAGATGTATTGCAAGATACGATGGCAGCAAGTGGTTATTTACGAGTCGTAATGGCAAACCTCTTAAAGTTAATATTGACATGGGTGATTTGCCCACCGATGTTGTATATGATGGAGAGTTGCTGTCAAGTCAGCAAACATATGACAGTAATAGTGCATATTTGTCTATTATAAACGGTGAAAAAATAAAACCATACAGAGGACAATTTAATAGAACATCAGGAGTTATAAATAGTAAGTACAAAAATAAAGACCTTGTTTATAACATCTTTGATGTAATGACGGACGACAGCTATTCTATGCGACGTCAATATCTCGACAGTATCATAAACAGAGTATCACCAGAAACAAGAATATTACCAGTACTTGCAAAAATCAATTGTAACTACGAGAATGCAATAGGCAGAATGCTTGATGAAATGACTGAGGCCGGTGCTGAAGGATTGATGCTTAATAATGGCGCTGCGTTGTATCAGCATAAACGTACTAACGACCTAATCAAAGTAAAAAATACTTATACGATGGATATGCTTGTTAAAGATTGGGAATATGGTACAGGAAAGTATGATGGTATGCTCGGTGCATTGCATTGCGAAGCAATTACAGACAATAAACGTATTGAGGCTAAAGTAGGAACAGGCATATCCGATGCTCAACGTGAGTTATGGGCAGATGACCCGTCACTAATCGTAGGCAAAATCGTAGAGGTAAGCTATTTTTCAATGAGTCAGAACTCCGGTACATATGGTACAAAATTGTATTCGCTGAGATTTCCTCGACTTAAACGAGTAAGATATGACAAGGAGGTTACAAGTGTTGACTAACGACGAGCTAAAAAAGAAGATTGCGCAAATTATAGCTGAATATTGTTGTCCGCTTGGGAAAACGCATAAGCAACTATATGGCGCCGAAAGGCAATGCTATACAGAAATGAATTTTGCGGAATGTAAGCCTATTACGGAATGTACCGACGCCCTTATCGCGGCAGGAGGTGGAGAAGTGAATTGGAAATTGGAATGTCAAACTTGTGCGAAAGCAAAATGTGATTATGGCTGGGGACTTGTGCTTCCATGCGATGAAGATAAATGTGAACCTGAAGCATTTAAAAATACAGCAACTACAAGTAGTATTCCAATAAAACAATATCAGTCAAATAAAACGGTTGAGGTGGAGAAGTGTGGGAAATAATCAATTAAAACCGTGTCCATTTTGCGGAGGAGAAGCAAGATTGATTAAACGAAAATTAAAAACAGGTTTTTATCCAAGCGGTGGAACATATTATGTGCATTGTACAAAATGTTTAGTTGCAACACAACCAAGAAAAATTATCAATTTGTAATAAATGTGTGGAACGACAGATATAAAGAGGTGGAGAAGTGAAAGATTATAAGAGATTGACACACAAAGATGACATCTATTATGTAGACGTCATAAATGATAAACATGAAATTGTATGCTCACCAAAATCAGACAACAATTTATGTGTAGTCTTATCTGCTCAAAAGATAGTAAAATTATTAAACCAACTTGTGGAATTAGAAAATATAGTTGACAATTAGAGGAAATAAACAATGATACTGAAACAAGGAGATATAAATAAATGATACCTTTTGAACATGAGCTTGAACTTATTCACAATGAAACAATTCGTCAAACTACCGCCAGGATACTTTGTCATATGCCTGCTTGGTTTATGAAAGAAGGTGCATCAAGCACCGGTAAGTATCACCCGCAGTATGCACAAGGTGAAGGCGGTTTGTATCGTCACACTTGTGCGGCTGTTAAGATATTTGCAGACCTTATTGAGCTTGAACAGAACAAAGATATTTACTGGACACGCGATTGTGGTATTGCAGCACTCATATTGCATGACATGTGTAAATACGGTTACGATGATACTCCTACAAAATATACTCAGTTTAAACATCCTCTTCTTGTTAGAGAATGGCTTGAACATTTGCAACTCGAAAACGAAAGCATTGTGGATGGAGAATACATTGACAACGTTTGTATCTTAATTGAAACCCACATGGGTCAATGGAATACAAGTAAGTATGAACCGGACGTAGTGTTACCAAAACCTGAACGCAAAAGTCAGCAACTTGTACATATTGCAGACTATCTTGCAAGCAGAAAATATTTGGAGGTAAATTTGATGAATGAAACACGGTAAACATGGAGTTTTAATAGATAAACGAGTTCTTCCTATACTTGACGCCTTGGAGGTTGAAAAATGTACGGGACCAAAAGTTCCTGATGACCGAGAACTTGCAGGTTCACCATACGATATGGTTAACCACCCACAACATTACAAGACTGGAAAGATTGAATGCATTGATTGTATCTCAGCTGTTGTAAAAATGTATGACGGCGAGCAGGCGTATGACGTCGGTCAAGTCATCAAGTATTTGTATCGTGCACCTACGAAAATGAACTTTATGCAAGACTTAAAGAAAGCACAATGGTATCTGAATCGACTTATTGAGATTGCATCGAAAGAAAATAAGTAAAATGATGAATTCTAATATATAATATTGATTCGATTATTCATATCAATATATTTAATAATGAATATGTACAATCGGACAACATTATATATTAGAATCATTTTCTGATTAACGTAATATTTTTTATAATATTGAATATATTATATTGAATATTTTATCAAAACTACTTGGAGGTATTTATGGAAGGACAAAGTGATAAGCAACTTATACTTGCGATTGCTTACAGTGCTGACAAAAATCAGTATTCGTTTGACATTCCACAAGGTATGAGTTTGCAAGAAGTTGCATTTGCAGTATCTGCACTTGCAAGATGTCTCAAACGCGACAAAGTTATTGAGACTGAACAGATATTTGTAGACCTTGTAAACAAATATCTGAACGACCCTCAATACAACGAGGTGAGTTACGATGAGTCTGATAATTGAAGGTATTAACGGTATTGGTAAGACAACATTTTGTCAGGAGCTTTTGAAATTACCACGTTTCAAAGATTATAAGTATTTGCATCTTACAGCACATGAAGATAATACTTATTCGTATTATAAGAATTTGCTTAAAGATAACAAGCTTATTCTTGACCGTGGAGCTCTTGGCGAATTAGTGTATAGTTCGATTTACGGCAGAAAACCTCGCATTACTCTTTCTGAAGTAAATAAACTTTTCAAAGAGGTTAATTGTTACGTTTTGTGGACAAATGACTTTGATAAAATTGTAAAGAACTTAACTTCAAAAGGTGAACAAGGTAGTGATGAATGCAATTTGCAATGGATTCGTAATGAACAACAGTTGTTTTGGAAGTATATTAAACGCCTCAAAAATGTGAGTATAATTCCTTACAATTATCAGTTCATACGTAGATATTGTGAAGTAGTGAGGGGTTAAAAATGAATGAAATCTTTTGTGAAGGAAATTCGTTCAATGACTTATATGTGAAAACCTTTTATGAGATGTCCGCTAAATCAACAACAAGTGCACCTCGTGGTTTGAATGTATATGAAGTTTCTCCAGCAATTTTAATACTCAAAAATCCTCGAGATAGATTATTGCAATTCAATGAAATGAGAAACATTAAGAGATATTGCTACGGCGAAGCATTGTGGTATCTCAGTGGTTCTGACAGTCTTGAATTCATAAATAAGTATTCAAAGTTCTGGAACAAAATCTCAGATGATGGTAAAACATGTAACTCAGCTTACGGTAAATACATTTTCAAACATCTATATTCTGACGGTGAGCATCTCATAAATCAATGGGATTATGTTAAACAAACTTTACGAAAAGACTCAATGAGTCGTCAAGCATTGATACATATTAAACCGATTCAAACTTCACCAACAAAAGACGTGGTGTGTACAACAACATTGCAATTCATGATTCGTGAAGGTAAACTCGATTTAATTGTAAACATGCGTTCAAATGATTTTGTAAAAGGTTTAACATACGATGTATTTCAATTTACACTTTTGCAGGAACTCATGGCTGTCGAACTTGGTGGTATTAAGTTAGGCAGATATGTTCATATTGCAAATAACTTACATTTGTATGAATCTGACACTGATATGGTAACAAAGATGATAGCATCTGGTGTTAAACGAGATTATAAATTGTTACCTAAAATACCTAAAAACTTCAGATGTGTCGATTTACCTTTGTTGTTAGCAGGTATGAATCCGATAAGTCATTTTGCTGAGGAGTTCAAAAAATATGAGAGTGACAGTTGATTACAAAGGTAAGTTATCTAAAGGCTATGCAGACGATGCAGGCTGTGATGTGATTCTTCATAGAAATGCAGTATTTAGACCAATGTGTACTCAAGTATTTGAACTTGATTTGCAAGTAGATATTCCCGAAGGTTTCATGGGAATGTTAATTGCAAGAACAAGTGCGGCAATCAAAGGTCTCAATGTTGCAATGTGTCCGATTGACCCGCATTATAACGGAAAAGTTAATGCGATAGTTCATAATATATCTCACGATACAATTACTTATAAAAAAGGCGAAAGTTTCTGTCAACTTGTAATTGTGCCTGTGACGATAATGCATGGACCAACGGTAAGTGTTCGTAAATCTGGTAAACGAACTGATGGAAAAATGGGTTCAACAGGTTCAACGAGCAAATAGGAGGCAATATGCAATTTGATAATTTTGTAACTCATAATATTGACTTTTACATGGGTAAACCTAAGTCAGGTAAAACAACGATTCTTGGAACTTATCCGAAGCCGTTGCTTTATATATCAGTTGGTAATGATGGTGGTGGACGTGTTCTTGCAAATATCAAAGACATTTATGTCAAGAATTTGCGGAATGACTTTGTAAAAAAGAAAACCACAATCGAACAACTTGCGGACATTCTTGCAGAGTTGAGACAACCGAATGCACCTAAATTTAAGACAATCGGCATTGATACTCTTGGTGCTCTTCAAGACGATTATAAATCGTATCTTGAATATCAAAAAGGTGGTCGTGCTCTTTCTCAGCAAGAATGGGGTGATGTTTCAAAAATGATGTTATCCATCAAGGATAATATGAAGCGATTTAGTGAAGAGCAAGGTGTACAATTCGTGTGGCTTACTCACACTAATGAAATGGAGTTATATGAAACTTCTGGTCTTGACAAAGAAATTCGTATAATTCCTGATGTAACAATTAAGACTGGTGTTAAATACATGAAAGATGCAAGCAACATTTTTTATTGTTGTCGCAAAACATGTATTCAACCCGACGGCAAGAAGACTGTAAAGTTTCTTGTGTATGTTGGTCCACATCCTGTTATTGATACAGGTACTCGCGATATGGTTCTTGCTTCAGGCGATTTTGTTGAGAACTTTACGTATGACAAATGGCAGACAATGATAAAAGCAGGAACACTTGACCCGGTAAAACTTGCACAATTTGAACAATCAGAAAATAAAAACTCGGAGGAAGTAAACGATGATTGAAAAATTCAGTGATTATGAAGGCGGTAATTTTATTGACCAGGAAGGTGAGTTCAATTTCGAAATCACCGGTGCGGAACTCATGGACAGCAAGTCCGGCAATTTGATGGTTAAGTTTGACCTTAAAGCTCCGGAAGGTTCGACAACGGTATATCACGTTCTGACGCCAAAAGCTCGTTGGACGTATAATCGTCTTATCAGTGCGGCTCTTGCTTTGACTGATGAACAGAAAAAATCGTTTGAGCTCGACTATGAAACGATTCATAATCAGCTCGTTGGTAAACACGTTTTTGCGACGGTTTATGCTGAGAGCTATGTCAAAGAAATCAAGAAGCCGATGGAAGATGGTACGTATCAGACTTCCGAAGAAGAGCGTATCGGTTACAAAGTAGATACAACTTCTTATAAACCTGTTGTTTAATTAAGCAACGTCAGCTCACCCACGAGGACGTTAACAACGTGGGGATTATGCCGGATTAGCTCAGTTGGTAGAGCAGCTGCCTTGTAATCAGCAGGTCGTCAGTTCAAGTCTGACATTCGGCTCCAAAGCCGAGAGACGTTAAATAGCCCACAAACAATTCCATAAAACCCAAATCGTGATTGAAATATGCATGTACCCTCTTGTCTGTTTAGGTAGAACAGTCCGTCTCTTGGCCCTTATTGCGGGTTAGCACAATGGTAGTGCATCAGACTTTGACTCTGACTATACAAGTTCAATTCTTGTACCCGTAGCCACTCTCGCAGCACAATTGTGAGATATGAACAAGACCGTACAGGACGGCACCTTATAAAAGCCTATCTAGACGAATCCTAATTGGAGCGATCGGTAAGAAAATTCCTGTAACTTGTTGGCCGGTGCAAATATTTGTTAAATGCGGACTCTGATTAGAGTTCCCAGCCGGCAAAAGAAATTTAAGGAGATATCCTATGGAAAATATACACAGATGTCCACTATGTGGAAGTAACAACATTGTTATTGATGCTCACAATTATACAACTGATACAGTATTATATACAATACATTGTAAAGGTTGTGGTTTAGCAATAACGAGAGCATCAACCGAACAAGCAATCAAAGATTGGAATCAAAAATGCGAGGATTATTAAAATGACTGAAAAAGAAGCAGCGTTACAACGAAGATGTCAGAACATTATTCGCAAATATGGTGGATATGTTTTCAAAAACAATGGTAACATATACACAGAATGTGGCCGGCCAGATTTGACCGGCTGTATTCCTATAACGGCGGAGAAATTTGTAGAAGTTTTCGGTCCTAACAAAAGAATCGGTCTTTTCATAGGATTAGAACTTAAACGTGAAGGACATCTCAATGAAGTATCTGAAGCACAGAAAATTGTAGGACAGAAAATCAAAAACGCTGGAGGTTTGTGGTTTGCTATAGATGACAGCGATTTGGTTGAAGCCTTAATGATAAGACTTATTGGAGGTAAATATGACTTATGAAGAATACTTGCAAAACAAATTTGCATATCAGGAGGAAGGTGAACAACTCTTAGTCGACAAAAAGCATGCGTGCTTGTTTTATAAAATGGGTAAAGGCAAAACTTATCCAACAATCACAGCAATGCGTGAAGTCGCGATGGATGGTAAATGTTTAATACTTTCAACAAGTGATTCAATTAAGAAAATGTGGCAAGTTGAAATTGTACCACAAGGAATACTTCCAAAGCAAACTGAATTACTTACATTTACAGCGGCAATTCAAGAGAACACAAAGCGTAGATTACTCAAAGAAAAATTTGATTGTATTGTAATCGATGAATGTCACAAAATAAAATCAAATTCTTCAAAAATAAGTAAACTGTGTTACATGTTAACGCGTAAATGTAAGTACGTTTTTGGTTTAACCGGTACTCCTCGAGGCAATAGTGACTTAGATATTTTTTGTGAATTTCATAATATGAATATCGCTTATTTTGGTGATATTAGTTATTCACGATTTGTTGAAGAATGTTGTGATGTAGATAACAAATTTTTCGGCGGTCGTGCAATAAGTATTCCAATCGGCATCAATGAAAGGTACAAAGCAGGATTTGATAGAGTTGTTTCTATGTATTCTCAACGTATTGATTATGTCGAAGAAGATGATATGCCTCCTCTAAAAATCTTAACTCATTATATTCCATTTGAACCAACTGAAGAGTACAAGAAAGCAGAACAAGGTATTATTGCGATTGATGATTATGCAAGTACTGTAACAAAGTTAGTGGCAATTAACAAAATGCATCAAGCTGCAAATGGTTATTTGTATACAGATGATTTTGATACTGAAGGTAAAAGAACCACAACAATAACTGAATTTAAGAAAAATGATAAACTTGAGTGGTTGCAACACAATATAAGTGATGAACCTACGGTTATTGTGTATCGTTTTGTCAAAGATTTACAAGATTTACAAAAGCAATATCCGAATGCAACAGAAGATATTACTTTGTTTAAGCAAGGTAAATCTAAAGTTTTGCTTTTGCAATGTTCACGCTGTGAAAGTTTTAACTTGCAAATGTGTTCACGTATGATTTTCTATACTCTTGATTATTCTTACATTAAGTTTAGTCAAATGCTTCATCGAATATGGAGACGTGGTCAAGAAAGTGATTGTCTTATTGACATTCTCGTTTTTGGTGATAGTATTGAAACAAAAATCTGGAATACCGTACAAAATAAAAAGAGATTGGCGGATTTGTTTATGTCAATAAAAGGAGCATGATATGGCTGATGAAATGCTTGCTCGACTCAATCGAATATACCCAAACAGTAATTTTGTAAAAATTCAGAAATATAATCCTGACCAATGGGTAACTCGTGAGTATGATAGCAAGTTTGACATTAAGGGTCCTATGAACAAATGGAAGTCAAATCCGCTGTCTTATGATGAAGCACAAGAAGCAGTGGAAGAAGGCTTCAGAGTTGGTTGGGTCGTTCCTAAAAATATGTGCGTTGTTGATATTGATAACGCAGATAATCCTGAGTCACAAAATAAACTTATAAATTTGCTTACAAAATGGGAAGTAAAATACTCGTATAATTACAGTTTCCGTGGTATGCATCTTGTATTTGAAGACCCATCTGGTGCAATATCAAGTGACTCACATTCAAAGTGTGCATTAAATATCGATATTGATACTCGTGCTAATGGCACAGGTTATATTGTTTTACCCTGTAATGACCCTCATCGAAAATGGGGTCAATGGAACGATGTTGTTGAGGAGATACCATATTTCTTAAAACCTGTTTTAAAAGATGGTACTCCAAGTTTTATTGGCTTAGCAGAAGGGGATGGTCGCAATAATGCTTTGTTTAGGTGGAGAACAAAGTTAATACAGACTCATAAGTTAACCGACCAAGAAATTGAGAAGTGTATTCGCATAATAAACGAATTTATACTTGCTCAACCGATGTCGAATAATGAATTGTTTAAGACTGTATTAAAAGAACGCGACAAGAAAGAAGAACTCAATCCACTTGATAAAGAAAATATTTACAACAAACTTGCAGAAGATATAATCGCAAGATATGATATTGTCGCTTTCGGTGATAATTTTTATAAATTCAATGGGTCATATTATGAATCAATTGAACCTGTCGATATTGAAAGAATTATTCACTTTGATATTTCAAAGAACATACCGAAGCGTGGTCGTTCTGAAATTATGGATTACTTGAGAATTAAAACTCAGGTATCTGAACAAGATTTTGATAAAGATTGGTATAAAATCGCATGTAAAAATGGTATTATAAATTTAGTCAATGGTGAATTAACTCAGCCAAACAAGACCGAGATAAACACGATTTACATTGATTACATGTATAATCCGAATGCAGAATATTCTGTACGTATCGATGAGTTCATGAAACAAGTAACTGGCGGAGATATTTTGAAAATGAACTTCTTATATCAAATTGCCGGTTATTGTTTACTTAAGAAAAATGTATTTGAAAAGTTTTTCATCTTTCAAGGTGAAGGTGGTACTGGTAAATCAACATTTATGAACATTATTGCTAAAATGTGTGGCGACCAAAATACAGCGAACATTGGTTTAGCAGATTTTGATAAAGATTATTATCTTGCACAGTTGATTTCAAAGTTAGTTAACATCGACGATGACGTTGTTGATGGCAAAACACTTGAAAACACTGGTCGTTTTAAGTCAATAATTTCTGGTAACGTTATTTCAGTTCGTCAGATTTATCAGCCTGTTGTCAAATATTTGCCATATGTTACTTGCGTGTTTTCATGTAACAAATTGCCAAGAATAATGGACAAAACTTCAGGTTTGTATCGAAGAATTATTCTCATCGAACTCAACAACAAGGTTGAAAAACCTGACCCTTTGTTCATGTTAAAGTTAACAGATAAAGATATGGAATACTTCTTATACAAATCAGTGCAGGCAATAAAACAAGCACTTGAAGAAGGACACTTCCGTATCAATATGAGTGAACAAGATTTGTTGCGCAAATTTAGATGTAGGCAAAGTCCACTCAATGAATGGTTATTTGAAAACGATATGACACTCGGAGATGTTGTAGGTAAACGTTGTATGGCAATGTATACCGTATATCTTGAGTGGTCACGAATGAATGGTTATACAAAACCTATGGCAATGTATTCATTCAAAGAAGATATATGTTCTTTGTATGATGTTGAAGTAGAGTTTGAAATAAGTCCACTTACAAAAACAAAATCAACAATACAAATTTTCACAAAACGTGGTAAATATGACCCGAATGTGAAACCGTTTTAGGAGGAAATATGCAAGAACGTTTCTTTGACTTTGAGGTATTACCTCACTGGTGGTTGTGTGTATTAGGAGATTATAAACCTAAAGTCGACGAGGGTATTAAAGATACCTTCGTCATTATTCATTCTGATATGCCTGATGCAAGAGAAAAGTTGATGGATATGATGAAAGAAGAAAATGTAGCTTTGTTCGGTTATAATATCAAACGATATGACTTAATGATTGCAAATGCAGTTTACAATGGATTTAGTCCTGAACAAATTAAAATTGTCAATGACATTATAATCAATCCAGGTCTCAAGTTCTCAAGTAAAGAACACATCAGATTACAACCTTTTGCAAATCGTAGATTGAGTGGTTGTGTGTATCAAGATTTAATGGATGATGACCCAATTGGTGGTTCATTGAAAGACAAAGAAGGTAACATGGGTCTGAGTGTTCTTGAAAGTTCTGTCGACTTTGACAAAGAAGATTTGACAGATGAAGATAAAGAAGACTTGATTTATTATTGTAAACATGACGTTTATGCAACAATGTATTATTATGAACATGTTCGCAAACCTTATGTTGATACAAAGCTATCTCTTGCTTATATTGATGGAATAAGTGAAGCAGAATGTTACATGAATACAAATGCAAGTTTGTGTACAAAAATTCTGAAAGCAAAGAAATATGAATATGCCGATGAATTCAGTGACAAAGTTGAATTGCCGGGATTTGTTCGCAAATATGTTTATGATGCATTGGGAAGTGCTCTTGTTGATAGAGTACTTAATAATCCATATGTGTTCAAAGCAAACTCAGATACTCCGACAAGTGCAACAATAACTGAGTTTATTTTCAACAACGAAGTTTTATTCGGTAATGGTGGTATTCATTCAACAAGAGCAAAGAACTTATATGTTGAAAGTGACGAAGATTGGATTCTTGTTAACCTCGATGCTGCAAGTTTTTATCCTTCGCTATTAATATTCTTTCATTATCTTAGTCGTGGTGTTGAGAATCCTCAGTTGTTTAAAGACATATTTGATACACGCATTAAACTAAAGCACAAGAAAGACAAAACCGAAATCGAAATAAAACTTGTAGGTGGTTATAAACTTGTACTCAATACAACATATGGTGCATCAATCAACAGGTATCTTGGATTATATGACCGTCATCAAGGTTTAGCAACATGTCGTGTAGGTCAGTTGATTTTGACAGCATTGGCTGCAAATCTTGTCAGACAAGTAAATGGTCTTGAGATTGTACAAATGAATACAGATGGTATTCTCGCTTATTTCAGAAAGTCTGACTTTGATAAAGTTAAGGTTATTTGTGACGAATGGACTAAGATGACAAACATTATTCTTGAATTCGATTATGTATCTAAAATCTGGCAACGTGACGTTAACAATTATATGCTCATCAAAGAAGATGGTTCAAAGAAAATCAAAGGTGGCTGGCTGTCTGATAGTGCATTAAACAAAGGCAATTCAACAATATCCGGATTGTGTGCATTTGTTTGTACAAAAGCTGCTCAAGAATATTTGTTAAACGGAATCGATATAATGAAGTATATTGTGAACGACAAATTGTTATATGATTTCACAATATATTGTAAGAAAGGTCCGACATTCAGTCGAGTGATACAACGTTTTGCAAATGGTCATGAGGAACCTTTGTTCAAAGGTAATAGAGTTGTAGCAACGAAAAATACTTATTATGGTAGTTTGTATAAAATCAAAATGAACAAAGGTGTACCTTCATATTTTAAGTTTGCAGATATTCCTGAGAATTGCTTAGTCGTAAATGAAAGTCTTGGTGCTTATAATTTCAACGACATTAAGAAAGAACTTGATTATATGTGGTATATTGAACGAACAATTGATATTCTCGATATACAATGGTCTCAATTGCGGAATGGAAAAATCGAATCGATAAATAAATTCCGATATGAAATTTAATCATTTTAATATATAATATTGTCACGAAAACAATAATCTTAATAAGATATTCATAAAATAAATATTATATATTAGAATTAACGAGGTTACCTATGGACGATTTTGTAGAAGTTAAAACAGAACATTATACAATATATTGTGAACAATGTGGGAATGAAATACAACTTGGTTTTTCATATGTTGGAAAACGACCAACATTAACTCAAGAAGAAACTTTATGTTGTAGTCGTTGTGGTCAGATAATAAAAACAAATATCTTCAACGGACAATTTACAGTCAAACAGAGATGGAGTATACCTCGTCCTCATTATGTATCGGATTGATATTGGCGCATTTCATCCATTAGAGTTTGAAAATGTCGCGGATATAGCGCAATATGTTGAAGATATGAACGTTGGCATTCACAAGTCGGTTGGACTAATAGAAAGAAATACGGAGCACCTTTTAATAAGATGCTCCGTATCTGGCGACTATTTAGATATTACTGCTGATACGTCGGAGGAAATTGACAGACTGCATAAAAGACTTATGCAACGAAACCTTTATCGCCCTTAAAGATGTTCTTAGTAATACCTAATTTTTTGAGTGTTGTGTATTCACTGTTTGAAGCGTAATACTTATGACCTGCCTGAGTCCATGTATAAATTTTAGCATATCGGCTGTTGTTGGACATTATTCGTTCAACAACAGTCTTTTTTTGTTCTTCGGTCATTTGCCTCCAATATTTATCTCGACGCTTACCGTCTTCCTCTTCAACAATGTATTTGACTTGATTATTTAGAAGTTTAATCAAATCAGCCTGATTCAAAGAACCATACTTTATATTAAGAGTTGTATAATCAACTTGACCAATGTCGTCATACTTACCAGTAAGAGGTTGTTTGTTTAGACCAAGCTCAATTGCAACTCTTTCTTGTTCACTGACTACATGAGGTTTTACTTGCATCGGACTTGCAACATTTATCAGGTCAACTAAAAAGTCCCAGATGAAAGGCAAACCATATTTACTTTGTACTTCGCCGGTGAATGGGTCGATTTTCTTAGGGAATGCATATGCAAGGAATGGAATCGATGAAGATGCAAGATATTCAAGGTTACCTAAGAAACCGCCGTCGTATTTAACTTCATGCGTATAGAACAATTTGTTAAGTGACTTCAAGAAATTAGGTACAAAAGTTCCAAGAATATCCGTAGGTTTATCAAGCAAAACATCCCACACACTGTCGGCACCATAAGAGAACATATTTGCAATATCATTGAGCCATGCATCTTCAGTGATTGCACCGAATGCTGCCTCAAGAACTTCGCTGATGCTACCCTGACGAGGATTCATGAGCTCAGCACCAAGAATGATTGACGACGTACCAAATATGTTGTTAATGTTGAAGTATACATCACCAATTTTGATTTTGAGTTTATCATCGTCATCGTCAACCTGGAACACACCCATTCCGCCGAGCAACATACCAAGTCCCATGAGCAATGAACCCATGACACCTTTACCGACGTTACGAGTGATAACATATTTTGCAAGACGAGGGTCATATGTTTGACGACCTCTCTGTCTGTCAAGCAAAAGTTTATCAACTGTTTTTTCAAGTCTGCAAAGTTGTACAATGTTCTTTACAAGACCAACAGGACTCCAGTTGATACTCTCAACAAACCAGTTCCACGAAGTAGGTATGAACGGGAATATCATCTTGTAACCAGCATAAACTTTAGGTGCACGTTCACGGAGTTTATTCTCAAGTTCACTAATTACATTTGTTTTGTGCATGTAATCAAATGCCGCAAGTTTATATGCTTCAGCAATATAAGTCATTACTTCTTCAGATAAACCACGACTCAAATCGACGTTCTGAGCAGTTAACAATTTACCAAGATAACGTTTCGCAGTACGATTTATAAAGCGACTATCAGATTGCCAGCTGAAAACCTGCTGTATAATTGCATTCATTACGTCACTATTATAAGTATTACCACGCGTAATATCGTTAATAATGTTATTGACAACCATATCTGTCAGTGCATCCATACCTGTGTAGGTTTTAGACTTACGAGTATCATATTTACTTGCACCTTCAGATATAAATTCAAATACACCTGCATCAATGATTTGTGTTTGAATAAAGTTTTTGACGTCATCTGTAACTTTAACACCAATAATGTCAATCTGTTCAATTGCAAGTTCACCGTGAGGACGTTTGATAAGTTTACGAATCCAAGCGTCGGTTTTCTCTATAGGTTTTGCAAATGCTTTACCAAAAACTTCTGCAGCTTTACTACCTTGTTCAATAAAAGCGTTTGAAATTTGGTTACGAATAGCAGTAGCAGGACTTGATAACATTGCAGCTTTTTGGAAAGTAAGCAATTTGTTCATAAATGTAGATTTATCAGAAGTAAAATCTACAAATATGAATTTACCATCTTTCTGAGTGAGCGCAATTTCATGAGTATTATCAATAACAAAATCTTGCACATAATGAAATATGTCAGATTTGTTATTACCATATTCTTCACGAATTGTTTTCATTTGAGCTTTGTCAAAATATTTTTCAGGATTACTGATAATATCATTAACGTCTACTCCTGCTTCACCAACAAGTTTTTTTGTAATTTTGTCAACTGCTTTCTTATTTTTTGTAGGTTCATCAGCAATGGTTTTGTAGCGATACAAAGTATCGCGAATAAGTTCACGCTGAGCTTTAAGAATCTTTTTAACGTCACCTGTTTTCGTAGCTTCTGTTAAATTGTCAACGTCACTTTCATCAAGTTCAACACCAAGACGTTTTGCAAGTGCTTGAGTTATAACTTTGTTAGGATTGATTTTATACAAAACACTACGCCAAACAGCAAGTTCACGAGCACTTGAAGTAACAGTTGTAAGAATATCTTCAGCACGTTCTAAGTAATAACTATCAATATTCCAGCGACCACTACGAGCTTCATCGATGAAATAAGCAAGTAAGTAAATCTTGAAAGCTCTGAACTTATCCATCGATTCTTGTTCAGCTTCTAATAAAACTGCACTATCATAGAAACGAATAATCTCTTCAACGTCATCACTCGTAAGATTTGTAAGAATATCTGCATTAACTTCATAGAAGTGTTTCTGATTAAAGATTTGTCTCTTGTCATCAGGTTTTGCAATATACTTAATTGTAGACTGACGAGTATCTTCAAATTCAGTGTCGAACATTTTGCGCAATTTGTCAGGCATTGCAATATTTGCAGTAGCCTTAAATTCACGACTGTTACTCTGAATTATAAAATTCTTGTTGTCACTCACAAGAGCATAACGATTCTTGAGTTTTTGATTTGTTTCTTTTTGCTTTTTGTACAATTGCTTATACTTCTGAGCTTGTTGGAAAGCATTGGCAGCTATTTTCGTAGTGAAATCACCGCGTCTTAAACCTTGAGCAAGTGCTCCGAGTTTTGTCTGCATCTCTTGCAATTTCGGATAATTGCCGTTTGCATCAGGTTTAAGTTCTATACGAGCATAATATTCTTGCTTGAGATTGCCATCTTCATCAAAATACTGTTTATAATCATCGGGCACTCGTTTCCATTGGTCTGCAGAACGATAATTCTTAATGGTTGTCGCAAAACGTTTAATGCTCGCAATAATGTTTTTGCGCTTATCTACGGGTTTAGCAACATTATTGTTTTCAATCGCAGTTTCCGTAAAATTTACACCCATTTGTTTAGCAACAATTTTACGATACATGTTATCAAATTGCTCAGGTGTTAAACTATCGATTTTGTTCTTGATTACTTGAACGGCTTTACGTTGTTTTTGTTCAGACCAGTTTTTATAATCAGGATTTTTACGTCTGAGTTTATCACCGTAATATTCGAACAACAATTCAATTTTTTGAGCATAACCACTTGTAGCAATTTTCTCTTCAAGAGCTTGAGTCATCATGTCTTGAGAACTTTTTACGTCTGCAATAACATCTTCGAGTGTACCAGATTCTGCGTCATCTGCTTTATGACCACTTGTGGTATCCTGCAAAGATTTTAATTTCTTAATATCTGCAGTATTCCATACTTCATGATACCGATAAGACAATGCAATAGACCGAGCAAGAGCAATAATGTGTGCAGCAGAATCGATACTACCGTCCATCATTTCCATTGCAGCTACACGCAAATGGTTTTGGTCAATATCGAGAGCTTGATATTCAAACTTCTTGGTTTGTTTATTAAATACTTTCGTTTCCAAAAAGTGAGTAGCTTTTGTATCAAGACGGTCTTTGAATGAAGGATTTTGAGAAATTTGTTCATATAACTTCATGAAGTTATTAAAACTCATTGGTTTACTTGCATCTAATTCAAAACCGGCTTCATACAAAACACCTTGCAAAGCATAATAGAAAGCTAAATCGAGGTCAGTGAATCTACGCAATTGGTCATTTGTTTTGAACCATGAATTAGGGAAGAAGTATTTGCGAATAAGTTGGAATGTATACTCATCAAGGTCATGATGCGTACGGAAATATCTGTGTACATCATAGTAATTCAGAGTACCATTTTCAATCTTTTCCCACAATTCACCAGGTAAACGTGTTGCAGATGCTTCATTGATAAAACCTTGCATGTCAAGTGGAATACGTCTACCAGCAAAAGGAGCAAGATTTGTACCTTTAGAAGCCGCTTTAGAAACGTAGGTACGCTCGGAATTATCACGTTTATGAGCACCACGTTTACTTGTTTTAACACGTTGTTTAGCTTTAGGTTGATGTTTTTGTTCTTGACCAGGTTGTTCATCAAGACGGTCGATTGGACGATTACGAACGTCATTTGCTTCAACAATAGAATTGTGACGTTTAATCATGGACATCAAATCGGTCGAAACTTTATTTGCATCAGACAAAGTATATTTTACTTTAGATTCTGGATTAAAATAATCGTAATTTTCATCCATGTCAATATCATCGGCAATCGATACTAAAATAGAACCATTAGCTTGAATTTCTTTTTTGGCAATTTGTAAAATTTGTTGCCATTGTTCAGTGGTAATAAAGTTACCTAAGTATAAAATTATTTCATCACCTGTATTTTCAAAACGTGTCGTCGCTTGTATAACATCCACATAAGATGATTTACTATCTTGAGAATCAGATAAAAACGTTTGATTATTAGGTAACAGTATTATTACTTCGCCTTCTTGTAACAAATCGCCTTTGTAAGGTTTATAAGTATAAAGATTAGAATGTTTTTTAGCTAATTCTTTCCATCTTTCAGTTATATCATCGGTGTGTTGTTTAATAATTTCCGGCAATATACCACCGATGTGAACTTTGTCATCATACCATGTTCCAGCATCAAGTTTAGTAGGAGTTTGTCTAATTTGTACTCCTTGTTCATTATCGATTTCTAACTGAAATAATTCAGTATTTGACATTTGTTTAGACGATATAATACCTTCATATAAACTGTTTGGAATATATGCAATTAAATCTTTAGGTTTTATCGTACCAACATACAAATATCTAGTAAGTTCATCTCCTGCAACATGGTCAAACAAAGTATTTATTGCTTGTTCACCTATAGTTATAGATACCGTATCACTTTCATGTATATGTTTGTTGTTTTGAACACGCACAAATGGAATATCCATGTTCAAAAATTTTTCATATGATACGTTTTTAACTAACTGCTTATATGCAAGATACAACATTTCATCGTGAATAACCGGCTGTTTTGCAACTTTTAATAAATTTTCACGAACATCTTCTGATATACGTTTTCCTCCTAACATTTGGTCCATATAATCACGTATTGCAGGAATTTCAAGTAATGCTTCTTTTCTTTTTACATCTTGTTCAGTTAAATTTTCATCAATATCATCATTACTAAAAGTAATGTAATTTTGCATTGCTTTATAAAAATCAGGATACTTTTTTGGGTCAATGATTGTTAATACTTCGCCGGTGTCATAATCAGGCAAATCAAGAGCTTGACCTTGTTCTTTGACAATAATATCGTGTTCAGTACCCCAAGGTGTAATGATGTGAGTTTGATTACCTACGGTACCACGAACAAGTGTACCCATAAAAGCAACAGAGTCACTAAACAAATTTGCATCAATTTCACCACTTGCTGTTTTGTATAAGAACCAGCGAATTGAATCTTTCTTGCTTTCAACAGATGCATTTTCTGCAAATAATTGAGGTAAATTCTTTTCAAAATCTTGTAGAAGTGCATCAGATACTATAAAGTAAGGCGATAAACCTCCTGCAAGTCGATTGACATTTTGAATAGCATGTTGAAATTCATGTAACAATGCAAAACGAGTAAATGCGTTATTTTTGCTATTGTTGATTACAATTGTTCGAGTCTGAGGATTATGTGTACCAGCATTACCACTTTTATCACGTACAAATTCAACAGTATAACCAGCAAGCAAAGGACTGAGTCTTGCTTTATCAAAGAACTTTTCAATTGCAATAGGACCTTTACCTACGTATTTTTCAAAGATGGTATTTGTATTTTTACTCATATTTGCAATAGACGGCAGTAAAGCACCATATGCATCAGTCATATCTGCAAAAAGTACTTGACCATTTTCATAACGAACCAGTGTCAAAGTTTCATATTCGTCAAGCAACAAATTACGCAAATATTGGAATGTTGTATAATTATTTACTTCGCCATAGTCTTCACGAATATTCATGAGGTGTTCAGTTGTTAAATAATCCTGAGGTCTCTGAACAATGTCATTGATACTCGTAAATGCAAGATTGACGTTGTTAACCTTAGCACCATCTGTAATATGAGTCAAGAACTTTTTCATCGTCGCACGGTCACGCGAAGGTTCAACAAGCACACCTGTTTCATCGTTCATTGTCATCTGCATCATGCCAAACAAATCGTTGTAATACTCCATTGAACCAGCAGTATATACTTCATTGTTTGTGATGTTAGTCTGATATACAACAATATCGTTACCGCGTTTTTCAAATGCAAAACCATTCTCAGTAAACTGACCAAACTGGTCCTGCAAAAACTGAATAGGGTCAGTATAAGGATTGCCATTTGCATCCAGTACTTTACTCATTCGGTCTGTAAATTGTTTGCTAAATCTACCGGTACGAATCTCAAGCAAGTTAATACCAAGATTTTGCATCAACTGATTGAAGTAATTACGAGCAGGCGACGTAGGTTCAAAATAAATTCTGTCATTGTATTTCGAGAAGAATAAATTGTTATACTCATTATCGAGCATGCGCAGTGCACGAATACGAACATTTACACTCGATGATTTCAAATCTTTACGAATCTGTTCTTTAATTGTGTTATCAGCTTGCAAATAATTTATACGATTCTCAATAACTCGATTATCTGCTTCACTAAGTTTGTTATACTGATTATTGTCAAGTATGCGATTTGTTAACTCGAAGGACCACCGGTTTTTAACAATATCTTTGAGTTCAGGTTCAGTGAAGAAATCTTGCAATTGATTGAGGTCGGCATTTTGCTGATTGATTACAAATTCACAAATGATAGGTTTATAACGCTTGAGCACGTCTTCGATGATTTTTTCATACATTAAATCACTTACTTTAGTACCGTGGGACTCACTCAATACATCTCTAATATGAGTTATAAACTGATACATTTCCTGATTTGCTGTAGCAAAAGATACTGCAAAGAAGTCGTCATTAAAGAGCAAAGCTCTTACTGCATCTTCATATGTACCTTTGCGTTTGTCTTTTTGAATAACTCTCCACCAGTTACGAATACGGTCAAGAATACGTTTATCAAGTCGAGATACAAGAGTATCAATGAACTCATTTTCAGCAATCGTACGCAAAACTTCTGCATCTTCATGAGTATCTGCATATTCACCAGGAATCAATTGTACGTCGCCTGCATTTACGGTATTGTGTCCGTCTGTGTAGGCGACGTCTTTATTCAATTCATTAGCAACTTTCTGTGCAAGACGCGTACGTTTTTCAGAACGACCTTCTTGAGGTTGAATGTCATTTATATCTGTTTTCGCAATAAAGTCATGAATTTGAGTGACGTCAGCATCTGCAAGTTTCTCAGCAACGGTTTGACGCTTTGTTGTATCGTCTTTATTTTTAAGTCTCTTAAACAGAGTATTTTTGTTAAGTTTGGTTTTCGCATAATCATTGCCGAGTTTATCAAGAGACTTCATCACCGCATCAGCATATCTGATACTTGTTTCCTTGTATCTCTGAGTTTCACTTAAAGTTCTGAGACGTTCATCTGTACTGAGTACATTAAGAGCTTTTTCTTTTTGCTGAATCATATTATAATGATCACGAACTTTAGTAAACAATTCACTTGCTTGTTTTACACGTTCTTCACCAAGACCTCTGAACACAGACGCGGTAACATTAAATGCTGCACGCATACTATCCATAACTTTAGCACGTTCTTCAGTTGTCAAATCTTTAGTTAACAACTCATTATAAAAATCAGCAAGATTCTGATAGTCACTAATGTAAAGCCAAGATTGCAATTTACCAAGTTTATGACCTTCACTATCCAAATCAACTCGATTTGTAAATGCAATATTTGCGCCGGTCATAAACACGGAAGCAAGACCAGCAATGACAAAAGTATCTAACAAAGATTGGGGTGTAATTTCGTCAGTGTTGAAAGAATCATAAAATAATCCTTCAATTTGACTTGAAATATTTGCAAAGACATCTTGCAATACTTCTTCAACACCTTCAGATACAAAGTCTCGTGCAATACGATAACCTACATGGCCAAGTGTACCAAGTTTACTTGCGGCTTTTGCAATACCAGTAGCTGTACCTTTAACACCTGCACCGTACATTAAACGGTCAATTGTAGAACTGCTACCAAAAATTTTACCTGTGAAAATACGCAAACCTTGTTCGATGAGAATGTCAGTAGTGGTTTTAATTGTAGAGTCGAGCATTATCAACCAAGTCGGTGTACTTGCAAAATCAGGATTCTGAAAACGCTCGGTTGTTCTATTAGACCACATCGCAGTATAATAGAAAGCCATTGTACCACGACCTACAGTTTTTGAAACAGAACTTGCTACACCAGGAACTGTAGAAGTATATGCACCCAAAGTACCTATACCAGGAAGTACAGCATTAGCAATCATTGTAGGTGCCATTTGACCTAAAGTATAAGTGATTTGCGACAAATACGTGCCGAGTGTTGTATAATTACCATTTGCATCACGCAAAATAGACCAATCATCGAGACTCAATACTTCGTCTTCAAAACGTTCAAGATTTTCAGAACCTTCATAAGGTATAGACATGTCTTCACGAAATACTTCCAACCAATCTTTACCTTGAAATACTGCAGAACCTGACGCATCAATCAATGAATAAAGTAGTCTACCTGCACCTTCAATAGTGTCAAAAGCACCTTTTATAAAACTACCACCAACATCTGCAATGCCTGCTAATGCTTTGACAATCCAAGGTCGATTTGCTTTTTCTTCTTCCTTGAGCTCTTGTTCAATCATGTAATTGTCGTAGTCAATCCAATTTTGAAGCTGATGCTCAATCCATTGTTTTTCAGTCATCTGATACTTTTTAGTTTCATACTTGTTAGTATCAGGATTTAAAACTTCTTCTTCCCAGTCTTTTATTTCAGTATTGTCTGCATATAAATCTTTAGAAACAGCGGCATAAAATATATCATCGGTGGCACGGTCGAGATGATACTTGTCTACATAATCTGCATATGCACCAAGCTCATTATCACCACGACGAATGATGTCAGCTTCCATTGCAAGACGACCTTCACGTGCTGCCACATTCCAGCGGTCAGCATCATACCAGTCATTATCTTGGTTAATATCTCTAAACGACTCATAAGGGTTTAGAGAAGTCTGAGGTTTGCCTAAAACTCTTGCCATAAAATACTCCTTTGCACTCTTCGCGCTTTGAAAATATTTCTCATTATATATGTCATCGATTTTATATCAATGATTTTAATATATAATGGAATCTCAAAAATCGATTTATTGATTAGATATTCATGAAATAAATATTATATATTAGAATATCAAGTTCTACCTGTTCGACGATTAAAGTCGATTTCAGATTGACGGCGTTTACTTGCAGTATAATTTGTTAATTCAGTAACAAATTTATTATATGCTTGTTGTAGTTCTTTATTAGCTTTATTACGTATTTCTTCTTCATGTTCATTCGCATCTACAGCGATAGATACAGACACACCTATACCTGCAACACTACCAATTAAAAATCCTACTAAACTACCAATGCCTGGAACAATCATACTTCCTGCCAACGCTCCTGCTGCAGCAGCACCACCTGTAATTCCTAAAGCTGTACCTGTAGCAATTTCTCCATATTTATCATCGTCATATTCTTTAAGTATTGCATCACTAATTTGCTTAATTGATTCAGTTGTGAGACCTGCTGCTTCTAATTCACTAGTTAAACCAAAATCTTTAATTAAATCGCTAATTGCTTTATTTACGTCATCAAAATTTGTATCAATGTTTAAGTTATCAATGTCTATTGCATTGCGTAATTCATTCCAAGTTGATTTTAATTGTGATTCGGTTATACCACCAAAGCGTTCAGCATATTGATATGTATAATCATCACTCAACATACCATACATTGTACGCATTGTACCTGCATTCGAACCTTCTGAAGTATAATTGTAAGGATTATAACTATTCGCCCAGTCGTATAACTCAGGATTTGTTTCCTGAAGATAATCACTCCAGCTATAACCGGTATCATAGTTAGCAATTTCGTTTTCGAGCTGGTCAAAGAAGTCAACACCGGAGAATGTTAAACCTTGTTCGTCATATAATATTGCTGCAAGTTCATCGTCAGTTAACAAAGAAGGCTGAGTTTCGTCATAAATCACATTACCGTTTTCATCAGTCAGTGGATTACCATTTTCGTCAGTCATTGGCACAATATAACGTTTGTACTTCGCCCAGTTAGGGTCATCAAACAATGTATTCTCACCGTTCTCATAACGACTCCAAAGTTCTTTCAAATATGCAATGTGAGCATTTGTATAATCTGCAGTATACTGAGCTTGCTGTTCAAGAGCATCTTCAATATTTGTCAGTTGTTCTTGTTGACTCGCAGAAATATCTGCACGACCAGATTGCAAAGATTGTGCATAACTATTGTACGCATCTTGCAAAGCAAGTTCTGTCTGCTGTAACAATTGCTCACGTCCAACACCTACAACATTACTTCCTTCAAGTGCATTTTTGTTTTGCAAATATTGCACATAAGCATCAGTCGAAGCGTTGATATATTGCTGATTTAACTTCGACTGGGCTTCCATTGCCTGAGCATTTACGCCTGTGATAGCGTTCTGCCATGTTAACCGATTGTTGTAATCACGGTTAGATTCAAGCAACTCTTTTTTAGCTTGTGAAGCTGTATAAATAGTTCCTGCCGGCATTATCGTACCCTCTCTGTGATTCTATATTTTATTGCAATATTCGGAGTTTCAAACAACTTCGGATGTGGGTCAGTATTATCATTTTCAATAATAAACTGAAATGCATTTGTCTTCATGAAATTTACACGTTTAATCATTGTTGTCAGAGAACTAATGTCATATTCAACGGTATCTCTATCAACAAGATTTTCGAGATTGTGATAATTTACAAATCGCAATTTATAGCGTAAAGTTTCACTGTTTTGTGTTGTAACAATAGCAAGTTGTCGAATATGTTTATAATTGTTAGGTGCATTAAAATGCAACTTTTGACTTTTAACTTTCCAAGTAATTTTTGTATCAGTTAAATCTGAAAAGTCAAGAGTTTCAAAATCAAAATACAGTAATAAATTATTGTTACCTTGTAATACAAGAACATTTACTTGTTCACCATCATAAATGATTTGCAATACAGGATAAGGTATTGTCCAATGCCACCATGACTGATTACGAATATCAAATACAAAAACTTCAGGTTGATTTGATTTATACATGAACAACCAATCTTTATACTGATATAACTTAATAGGTGCATCTGCAAATTTGTCATATTCAGTCATAATTCGTTCAGTCAAATAATTATAAATTTGTTCCGTCGATTGAACAAAATCTTGATAAGTAAGACCAATTAATCCTTTCAAATTTGTAACGAATATTGTTGCACCATCATATGCTGGCAAAACATCTGAACCTTTTTTGTTACCAAGTTGCAATTTCGTAGGTGTTAACAAATAAACTCCATTATCGGTATCATATTGAAGTTCATATACGTTTTGAGGCAAAAATACACCGAGCGAAGTTTGATTAAAAGGTGTCAATGCCGTAATTTCATCAGGTAAATTCACAGAGTTTCCATCTTCAATATATAATTGAGGTATCGTGTGTTTTGTACCATCTTCAAGTTCAATTTCACCTTTAACATCAGTAGACCAATACAAAATGTTATCAACAGATAATGCAATTGTTATGAAGTTTGTTACAATGTCTGGAGTAAATGCCGGATAACTTCCTTGTTTCAAAGTATCAACTGTGATAGTACCATTGTAGTCAGAACTATAAAGTCTATCGGTCGCTGTGTCATAATAAACAATCAAATTACCATCAGTATATACCGGTCTAACAGTCGTCAAATCATCAGGTCTAATTAACGGAATAGTTGTACCATTATAATAAAATGCTTCATTACCCAAGAAATTTGTTGAATTTGAAATACGTACATAATCGCCAATATCAGACCAAACTTCATCAGTATAACTACCATCGAAAGTTACAGGATTAGATTGACGCTGACCGGTTTCACTAATATCGTTTGTATCACGATAAGTATATTTAAAATCATAGATGTCATCATTATCATTACGTATGTATCTAACATCTTCAATATAACTCGTTCTAAAACCATTTGCTCCACTAGTTGTAACACCTGCGGTTTTAATTTCAACAGAATTATCACTTACCTGATATGTTGCAATAGTATCACCGCTATAAAAATTATTATCACCACGTAGCAAATTAAGTACATCACCGATAAGGCCCGCTTCATTCGGATTTATATAATTAACAAAAGCAGCATTACGAATTTTTGAACCTGTTGCGTAATGATAATTAAACGAATAATAAGGATTCCAGTTTACATCAAATTCTATAGTGTGATAATAAAATAAAGGTGAATTAAGTATAACATAATTAAACTCACTTTCATTACCACCAACAACCATACGAACACGGTTACCGTCATTTTGAATCATCTCAGAATTTGTCCAAGTATCACCGCTGTTCATTTGATTACGCATCAATAAATGAGTTTTAATTTCACCGTCAAGATACATAAGTAAAATAAAACCATTTGATGTACCTGATTCTCCAGAACCTGTTCCACTATCATATACTAAGTCACCTGTTTCAGAATAACCGTTTACATTATTTTCATAAGTACGTATGCGATAATGACAATGAATTATATAACAACATTTACCTGTTTCAGGACTATGACCAAATGGCAAAACATCTTCACCTGTGAGTTCAACACCTGTATATTTAGAACTCATCATTACAAATGAAGTTCCACTACCTGCTTGAACTAACATATTTATGCCGATATTATCTGGCAAAGTAAAATGATATGAAGTCCAACTACCGATGATCGCTGCTTGCTCATTCATCGTGATTGTCATTACATAAACAGTATTATCTACCGCATCAATTACAAAAAGAGATGAACCATCGTCAGATAAAACAGGAGATTGACAATTTTCAGATGGAAAGTTTATCTGATTAAATACTGTTCCATCTACGCTTAAATAACAATAACTTTGTCCTTTCTTATATGCAAGATAAAACAAAGTTTCAGAATCTCCAGCTTTTGTCGCAGTGATAAAATCTGCATCAATTGCCACACTGTTGAGAATTTTTGTAAATACTTTCTCATTATGAGGTTGAAATTCAATCGTCTTTTCGAAAGGTTCAATACCGTCGATTCCATCATCGATTGTTACTTTTACATTTTGACCTATAAGTTCTTGAGTAGGAGTACCTACATTTTTGTCAAAAATATAACGAACATTATCATCGGTATAAAGCAAGTTAGGATTTTCTGCATCTTGCATTACTCCACCTTGCGATACTTTCGTGATAGGTTTATAAATGAGTTGTCGACCTGTATACCATTGCCATTCGTCGTTAACGAGTTCAAAACCCTTAATTGATGCACCATCAAAGACAATATATAAACCTTCTTTGTTAATGATTTTGTTTGGCATCAAAAAGAAATCTTCAGGTGACGTTACAGGTTTACCATCATAAATGAAAGTGAGATAGCATTTATTATTACTATCTTTTACTTCATAAATCGTCAGGTTATTAACATTAAATATTTCTACAACATTGTAAGTTGCAGAAATAACATTATAACGCTTTACTGGAGGTCGAGTATGCAACTGTTGGTCTTGGTCGATATAAACATTTTCCACTTCTTCAAAAGATTGTTGGTCAATAGTAATATAGTTTTTGTTTGTATTCAATCCTTTGAATTCTGCAAAATTGAAGTAACCAATGGCTTCTTCAAGGTCTTCGGCTGTATTAGTACTGATACTGTTAACAGAACGTCTTACAGTTCTCTTTGCCATTACCAGTCACCTCCAACTTTCATTCGTTTATTACTTGCATAATCGTTTTCATCGATACGTGCAAGCATCATTTCATACTGATTATACAAAATTGCAGACTTTGTTTCATCGTCAATTTTATACAATTGACTTGCAATATATGTTGGCAAACACTCAAGTATATCATCAGGACAATCAAGTTCAAAACTATCTAATGTTGTAGGCAAAATCTTAAACCATTTTGCTTTATATGCCATTTTATAGTAACCAGTTTTCATAAACATAAAACTGTTACCAGTGAGTGTTTGATAGTCTTCATCACTTGCTTCACTGAATCCGAAGTGAAATCCTTTATAAGGTGCTCTAAAATTTATATCATCAGACCACATTACAAAATCGTCAGGAAATTTTATTGTATCACCTACATAAACATAACTATTGTATTCATCAAGAGCAGACAATTGGTCAGATGACAATGTACTTTTATCACAGGGTTGTTTTAACAAATATGATACGTCATCAAGGTGATACTTTTCTTTTAATTCGCAAAGAACAACGTCTCTATCTCTGCAATCATATTCTACATATGCCCGCTTTGCCTTAATTGCACTGGTGATGTGCGTGATAGCTTCATTTGCATAAAATGGCATCTTATTCATGAGTCCCATGTCAACTGCTTGATTCACAGACAAATCCATTTTAGCAAGTGCAGCTTCTTTAATATATCCCCATGTATACATAAATCACCTCATATTATATTGAAAATAATGATTTTAATATATAATATTGTCAAATTATACAAAACCTTGATAGATTATTCAGGCCATGTATTGTAAATCAATATTATATATTAGAATTATCAAAAACACCTTATATGAAAAAGAGCCAGCCGGCACAATGCCGACCGGCTCCTCTCATAAGGCCGTAGTAGCTTATTCGGTAGTCGTAGTAACCGTACCGACAATCGATACAGGACGAACAACCGCTTCAGCAGGCGTAATCTGCGTAAACGTAGCCGGGTCATTCCACTTACCAGACGAACCGGCGGGAGTTCCCAGGAATACGTACGCAATACCGCGCCACGTAGCAACGTTAATATCAAACCTCTGACGACCGTCGTACACTACACCGGCGGGACGTTTCTGCCAGACGACATCAAGCGTAAGAGCAAGACGTTCTGTGAGCTCAAGACCGTGGTTTTCGCTGTTGTAGGATTTATCGACAATAAAGAAGCCCTGACCATTCGCACACTGAGGAATATCGTTCAGATAAGGCGTGGTCTTCAACGTGGCGCGCTTATAAGCAGCGTTGATTTGCAGAGATTCACCCTGTTTGAACATATCCATCGACAAAGCAGTCTCAATAGCAGCCTTGAGCTGAGGATTATTTGCACAAACAATGGTTTTCGCACCCATGACACCGGCGTACTTGTTGTTATCATCTCTCAAGTTTTCCATGTAGGTGATAACCTGGTTGATGACATCTGCAAGACCGGAGATACGATTCGGGTCCGGACCATTGATGTTGATATTGGCATAGAACTTATTGGACTGATGATTGTTTGTAATATCCGTCGCACTCATACCGTCACGTTTGACAATCGTATGCTTGTTGGTGAACAGAGGATTCTTGACACCATCGAGCGTACCATCAGTCGTATCGGCAGACTGCAGTTTCAGCTTGGACTTACCATCCTGAACATTGCCCCAAACAACTTCTTCACCGAAGCCGGAAGAAAGAGCTGCCATAGCATATTCAACAATGTCACCATGCCAACGTTTGATAAAACGTGTTGCATCGTCTTTCACACGACCAAGTTCCTGGTCTTCAAGAACTTGCTGCGTAATAATGAACGCACCCTGGAATGTCCTCGTGCGATAGGTAGCCGAGAAACCTTCAGCAGTATTGAAGATAGGCCCAATCGCAAAGTCATTCGTTTCAGCGAAAGCATGCTCAAAACCAATGCTCGATACATAGGTTTCCTGGAACTTATTGATAGAACCACGATTGTAAATCATGTCAATTGGGTTTTCACGTTCCCACGCTTCCTGATAGTTCCGAATCATGTCATTCAACGGTTCACGCAGAATGTTATACTCAGAACGGAGTTTCAAAGCCTCATCGATATTGATAATAACACCCATTCTTGTTTACCTCCTTATGCGGACACATCGCCGCCGTCAGCATCAAGAATGACGTCAGCCTTGTTGTTCGAAATTCTGTAAAGCGCAACATGCTTCCAAGTTGTTGTCTCAGCCGTAGCCGGCGCAGCAGCAAGAGTCACTGCAACTTCCGGATTATAACGATAATCACGATTTTCAACCGGAACATGACCATAACCGATAGTCTGGTCCGACTGAGCAATGATGTGCGTCGCATTTGCAAAAGTGGATTTCTGAATATAGGCAGCTACGCTTGCGGTTGCTTCAACAAGTTGAACGCAATCACCGACTTTAAGCGGAGCAGAACCTACAACATCTACATCGTGCCACTCTTCACGCTGCAAATAAGCGGTCTTGAAATGTGCCATGTTTGTCTCCTTAATCTTTTATAGTCTTTTTATTGAGCTCTTCGTCTTTGACTCCAGGATTAAAAAATTTATACATTTGTTTTTCCTTGTCAGTCATAGGACGACCAGTAGACGGAGTAGGAGTTGCACCACCAGCACTTTGCAAATGAGAAGTATCTCCCTTTTGCTGAGCACTACGAGCTTTCATAATCAGTTCTTCACCATGAAGTGCAATATAAGACTTTTTCAAAGAACCAGTCTTACGCCAATCATCAATGACGTCTTGCGGCAACTGATTCAAAGACTCATATTTTACACCGGTGAGTTTACTAATTTCATTAAGCTCACGTTGTGCAAATTCCTGAACTTGTTTCTGTTTGAATTGCTCGAGCTCTTTAATGCGCGGGTCTTCTTCAATTTTCTTTTTAACAAGTTCGTCTACAATTGGACTGACTTGCTCAGGGTCAAGTCCTTTATCTTCAAGCATCTTGTGTTCTTTTTGTTTTTGCATATCCTCGTAAGATGCATAACCGAGAGACTGTGCGATACGTTCACGCTCTTCCGCAACAGCTTTGTCTGTACGTTCCTTCAAACGTTTTGCAAAAACTTGAGTTTCCGTAGGGTCTTGTTTTTGAGATTCACCTTGACCTTCCGTGTTCGTTTCCGTTGCAGGTTCGTTACCCTCATTTGCAGCCGGCGCTTTCTGCGAATTGCTTTCTCCGAACAATTCCTGCAACTCTTCCGTAGAGAAAACAATTTTATCGCCGTTTTCATTGGGCATATTCTGCTCCTTGTGACTTTTTTGTGCGAGTTTCGGAAGTCAACCGTTTTGCAGCGTCTTTACAGTATTATATTATTCAAAAATTTCAGAAATATTACTTATAAATCTTAAGTTAATTCAATTACATTGGACACTTTCGATTCTGTTACAGTCGTCTTTTGACTAATAACTTGTTGTTTGTCTTCAAAGGCAACCTGTGCATTTGCAACAATAGGTTCTTGATAAGGCTCTTCCTTGGGAGGTTGTTTACGCCACTCTTCAAGCAACTCACTTATCTGTTCAGCAGTTGCAAGTTTGACTTTTGCACCTTTCATACCTGCAAGTGCTCCAAAGAAAAGACTACTAAACAAAATTACAACGTTAAGCAATAACGTAAGAAATGCGCTTGTCAAATCACCTTGTACAAAATTAACTGCAAGAGATGCTGCAAGAAATGTAGATAACAATGAAGTTAATAATTTTTGAATACGTCCTACGGCATGTTGATGTTCTGACTTTTTAATGTCAATTTTCATACCATCACTGCCGCTTACATTAAGTACAGATAATACTTCACGAGAACGTCTTAAACCGGACTTCGGATATTTGTGATGTTTGACTTTCCAAATAAGCAATTTATGGTCATGACCTTTATAAGGTTCATTTACAATTTCTTCAATAGTACGACCAGTTTCATCAACAACATCATCAAGCCAAGCTTGTACATAGTCTTTATTGTACTGACGAATATATGCTTGTACCTCAGTTTGTTTAAGACCTTTTCTTGCAAAATAATAACGACGATGAATGCTATACTTCTCATTGAGAATGTCAGCAGTCATCGCTTTGTCGTAATCTGCTTTGTAACGACTATCCCAAATAATGTAATTTAATACAAGTGCTACAAGAGCAACAACAGTAATATTACGTATACTTGGATTAAGTTCGATGTTTGTTACAAAAGACAAATATGCCATGACGCCAAGTGCCGCGAGGAACAACAAAGTTGTTCCCCACGTCATAATCTTGGTCATTAACTTTTGAGTACTAAAATTAGTTATTTTCCGCATTGGAGTTGTCCTCCTCTACTTCTTCAAACTCTGCTCCTAAATATGTAAATGCTTTAAAAATCATGCCTGCTAATACAAAGAGTAAAATAAATAATATTGCACCTTTGAAAGCAATTAGCCCATCTACAAGAGCAGTTACAAATAGGTATACAAGAGCCATTACAAGAAGAACCATTATTGCATTATAAATGTAAACTATCAAGTTAAGATGTTTCCACTTTTGTTTTGCAAGAGCTTCATCACCAATATTCAAAGAATAGTCGTGTTCAATTTGCAATATCTCAGCTTTTGCTTTTTTAATCTTCTCATTGATTATAAACTTACGTATTACAATGTAAGAAATTAAGATAGCGCCAATGCTTGCAAATGACCACTTAAACATTGTACTATGTGACTGAAATAACTCTATGCAAGTTATTACGATTGGGGCAACCCCGACAAGAGCCAGATAAACCAGCTCTTGCCATAAGGGTTGTTTTAACTTCTTAGCTTTAATTTTTTGTTTAGCCATTGAAGTCACCTCACAGTTTTACTTCCTCAGTAACCTCTTCATTTACAATATCTGCAATTGCTTCTTGGTCCTCTTCGGAAAGTTTCTTTACATGTGTGAACTGATTCAACACTTTAAGAATGAGTACATTCTCTTTGTGAATCTGTTCAAGTTGTTCTTTATTAAGCTCTTCAATCTTTGCCATACCTTGTTTGATAGGCTGTTCGATTTTAGAACTTATATCAAGCTTGATTGTTTTCGGAAGTACCGCGTCTTTGAATGCCTGTTCAACATATTCTTTTGTCACAGCAACTTCGTTCTTTGCAGCTTTTGCTTCTTTTCTTGCACGCTTAATTGCTTTAACACAATAAATCACATTCGCAAAAACTGTTGCAAGAGATACACCGCCAATAGATAAGCCAAGAATGCTCATCAATACTTCTTGCCATCCGTCCATTTACATTTCTCCTTCGTCCTGCAAGGACTTGACGTCTTTTTCGAGTTTATCCATTCTTTCATTGACATCCGTAATCACTACAGTTTTATTTGTAAGTGATTTCAATGTTGACAAAATTTCGGATTGCGTATTCATTATGACCTCTTGCTTGTTTTCTATTACAATAAGCTTTGTCATAAGAATATCATACTGTTTTGAAGTCATTCTGCTTTCACCGCCTTATTATATTCATCAGCCTTAGGTTCTTTTGCACCAATTACAATTGCTGCGGCTTTGTTGAACGACTCAATATGATTCTGCTCATCTGCAATAATATTGTCAACCATCTTTGCAAGAACTTGAGCCTTTCTTTCGTCCTCAGCCCATAATTTAATCAATGCTTGTTTAGCATACTGATATTGCATAACCGTATCAGATTCTGCCATAAGCATACTGTTAAGAATGCCATTAGTAGCTGCAAGTTTGCAACCGCCGTTTGCAACAGCATTCATTTGTTCGTCGACAATCCATTTAATATCCATTTTTAATTCTCCTTAACAATTTTTTTGTTAATAACAAATAAAATGCAAAATTTTTATAGTGTTGTTACAACATCCATCAAAGGAGAAACATCAAAAATTTGAAATTTTTTCATTGTCCCATCAGCGGATGCCTCAATTTCAATTCTATCGGATAAACGTCTAAGTAATTGAATTGTGTAATAAGTACTATTCATTGTAACTCTACCGGGAACTGAAGTAATTCCATTAGTCGTTAACATCAATACGTCAACGACTTTGTCCAATGAACTCGCTTGTGTTCCAACGTTGCTTATTACCGACATCATAAGGTTTGCGTTTGTACCAGATTCATCATAAACTGAACCAGTTATGATGTGACGATACAACTGTTTAGCGTCTGCACCAGGTTCACCAGTTGTTTCTACAACAGACTGTACAGATAATGTTGTCGTTGTAGAATCAACATTCGTAACTTCGCAAGAGGTTATCCAACTTCTTCCTAGAATATCCATATTGCCCTTTACAATGATGATAACATTGTCACCTATAATGGGAGTTCTGGAGAAGTGAACTGTTTTATAAGTTATAGTTTGATAGATAGTCGGAACTGTATCTGTTACGTAGGTATTTTTACAAAAGAGAGCGTCTGCACCAGGTGCGCCGGACGGGCCAGTAGGTCCATCTGGTACATCTATTGTTCCTGCGGAAATTTGTGAACCATTATCCATAGTTAATTTTAATTCGTATTGTTGAGCCATTACAGTACCTCCTTACTGACAAACATACACAATAGTTCCGTTAAATTTAACACCTGCTCCTACCTTAGAGCCATTCGTTGTAGTACATCTATGAATCCATAATCTGGAAGAACCTTCATATACGCGAAGATTAAATTGCACATCAGTAATGCCGTCTGCAGATAATGCGCAAGGAGTGGCCGGAATACAACTGCCAATATACTCCAGATTCGGGTTTAAATTCCCCTCCACTCGGGGCAATGGCAATCCTGTAGCAAGAGCCATATCCCGCCAAGCTACGCCTGAAGAACCGGGAGTAAAAGTGACAAGAATTATAACAAGTTTACCGATTCTGTATCCTACAATATTACCGGCGCTTTGACCAAATCTTTCGTCAAAAGCAAGTCCAGACAGTACTTCCACTTGAGAGAGGTCCGGCACAGTACCAACACTCGTCAATGATGCAGATTTTACTCCATTGCCTTTCAAATTATGGAAATTGAAAGTAAACTCTCTTGCAGAACTTGTACCGCCAAGGTCTACATCACAGCTAGGAGTTCCTATATTTGCATCAACTGTTGCAGTTGCCTCTGTGATAGTTGCATTTGTACCTGCATCACCTTTATCACCTTTTGGACCTTGAGCACCTTGAGATACAAAGAGCTGCCAGTTTGTAGTATTCGTAGGTACAACGCCTGTAGATGTATCTACTATACAAATATATGCATTACCTTGATAATTTACAAGGTCATTTCTTACATAAGTTGTAGTATTTACGTACTCACCACGAGCATTGATATTTGCAACAGATGTGGGTCCTGGAGGCCCTTGTTCACCTTGAGGACCGGGTTCACCTTGTATACCTTGTTCACCTTGAATACCACGTTCGCCTTGAGGACCTTGAATACCCTGTTCGCCTTGTGGACCAACATCGCCTTGAGGGCCTTTGGCACCAGTAGTTTCGGTCACAAAACGATATTGTGCAGCAACATCGGAATCAGAAACTGATTGAACAAACAAAGTACAAATCCAACTCCTACCTGCTACATCACCTTCTCCATCGATAACTTGTACAAAATTTTCACCATTTTGAGGAGTTCTATTAAATGAAGTTATTGGTACAATAATTGTTCCTCTTGCACTTGGAACAGTAGAACTATTGACAATTGTAGTACCAATTAACGCCATTTCACCTGTCGCACCTTGTGCGCCTGTCTCACCTGTGTCGCCTTTATCACCTTTAATAACCCATGCAGAGTCAATAAGCAATGTGACGGTTGTACCAGATACTGACTGAACAGAACACTCTGTACCATACAATTGAGCAGGGTCACCGTGTTGAGCAAATACAATAAGAATATCGTTAGTTGCAGGTGTGCGAGTGAATTGAGTTGTTTGTGCCGTAAATGTTCCGCCTATGGAAGGTGCTGCAGACAACTGAGCATATCCAATAAACGCAAGTGCCTTTTCACCAGCAGGACCCTGAGGACCTGTATCACCTTGCGGACCTGCAGGGCCAGTCGGACCTTCTGGACCTTGAGGACCGGTATCGCCGGTCAAGCCTTGCAAACCTTGAGGTCCTTGTTCACCTTGCAAACCTTGAGGACCTTGTGGTCC